CACTACTATTCTTGAAGCTAGTACTACTAATGACGTTACTGCTACTGCCGTAACTTCTGCTAATGTGGTTGAGGAGCTTGGCAAAATTGTAGATGCTATTCCTGCTTCTGTTTACGGAAAAGAAGATTTGTATCTTTACATTTCACAAAATATGGCTCGTGCTTATGTTCGTGCTTTAGGTGGTTTTGCTGCTTTACAAAATGCCGCTGGAACCGATAACGTAAGTGACATCGGTGCTAATGGTGTGAACAATGCGGGTACAACTTGGTACAATGGTGGTAACCTTTCATTTGATGGTGTTAAAGTATTTGTCGCTAACGGACTTGATGATGATACGGCCGTAGCTGCTCAAAAATCAAACTTGTTCTTTGGAACTGGGCTTTTAGAAGACCACAACGAGGTACGATTGATTGACACTTCTGAAACTTTAGGTGACCAGAACGTAAGAATGATTATGCGTTACACCGCAGGTGCACAAGTAGGAGTCACAGGAGATTGTGTACTTTACAACTAATAATTAACTATTAATCTTGAAAAGGGGTGGGCCATCTGCCCGCCCTTTTTTATTTAAAACATAAAATATGGCGTGTCTTTTAACAACTGGTCGTGAATTACCTTGCAAGGATTCAGTCGGTGGCATTAAAGCGGTTTATTTAGCTGACTATGGTACTTTGGGAACATTGACCGTAACCTCTGGTGAAGTAACTGCAATTAGTGATACACCTGACTTATATCAATTTGATGTAAAAGGTAATTCAAACCTTGAACAAGCGATTACAAGTAGTCGTGAAAACGGAACTACTTTCTATGAGCAAACTTTAAACTTAACTTTAACTAAATTAGATTTAGCAACACAACAAGAAATTATAACTATTGCCAAAGCAAGACCACACGTTTTTGTTGAGGATTACAATGGTAACTATTTTTTGGTAGGAGCGGTACACGGTGCTGATATTAGCGGTGGTACTATCGTAACGGGTGCTGCTATGGGTGATTTGTCAGGATTTACTTTGGTATTCTCTGCACAAGAAACACTACCTGCTTACTTTGTTACTGCTTCGGTTGTAACTAGTAATACAGATGCAACTCAAATTGAACCATAAGTAATTTGATTATAAAATAAAGCCATCTTTAATTAGGTGGCTTTTTTTTTGTGCAAAATTCAAAATAAATTCGTTCTATAAGTATGAAGATTCTAACGACAAGTACGTCTGCTCAATCACTTAAAATAATCCCTAGAGATTATCAAAGTAACATTGATGTAATTTTAAGGGACACGAGTACAAACACAAGTACGACATATTCAGTTTCTACTTCTACGAGTGGTGATTATATGACTTTTGACTTAACTTTGTCGTTGACAGAAAACAGGTTTTACGATATGACTTGCAAATACGGTAGTGACGTTATTTATAAAGACAAGATTTTTTGCACGGATCAGACAATAGCTGATTACACCGTAAACGAAAATCAATACACTACTGAAAATTCATACGATAACGATTATATCATATTATGAGCATAAAAATAGTTGAACTAGCATCTTATACTGCCCCACTTATTACGGAGAGCAAAAGAGACGAATGGGTAAATTACGGGGCGGATAACAATTACTATCAGCGTTTGATTGATTTATATAATTCTTCACCGACAAACAACGCTGCGATTAACGGAATTAGTCAAATGATTTTTGGTCGTGGTTTAGATGCTACAGATTCATCACAGAAGCTAGAAGAATACGCAATGATGAAGGCTTTGTTCCACGATGATTGCGTTAGAAAATTAGCCTATGATTTGAAATTAATGGGGCAATGTGCGATGCAGGTTGTTTACGACAAACCGCACAAAAGAATTATAGAAGTAGCACACTTTCCTATTGAAACATTAAGAGTAGGGAAAGCAAACGAAGATGGCGATGTTGATAGTTATTTTTATTCGGCTGATTGGTCAAGCAAAAAGCCTACGGAGAAGCCTATCAGGTTTAGTGCGTTTGGCACAAGCAAAGATGAAATAGAAATACTTTGTGTTAAGCCTTATCGTGCGGGGTATTATTATTATTCGCCCGTAGATTATCAAGGTGGTTTACAATACGCAGAATTAGAAGAAGAAATATCTAATTATCACCTTAACAATATCAAGAATGGGCTAGCCCCGTCAATGCTTATCAATTTTTCTAATGGTGTTCCTGACGAAGAAACGCAGGATATGATTGAAAGAAAGATTAAGCAGAAGTTTAGCGGTACAAGCAATGCAGGTAAATTTATTTTATCATTTAACGATAATGTAGATTCACAAGCAAGTATTGAAACAGTACAATTATCAGACGCACATAATCAATACCAATTTTTATCTGACGAATCAATGCGTAAAATAATGGTAGCGCATAGGATTATTTCACCGATGTTATTAGGTATTAAAGATAATACAGGTCTTGGAAATAATGCAGATGAATTAAAAACTGCTTCGATCCTATTTGATAATACCGTTATTAAGCCATTTCAAGACCTTTTAATAACTGGCTTTGATAAAATACTGGCATTTAACAATGCATCGTTAAATCTATACTTTAAGACTTTACAACCGCTTGAATTTGTAGACTTGGAAAACGCCTTAACTAAAGAGCAAGTAGAAGAAGAAACTGGGCAAAAGTTAAGCAAACAAGAATTAGAAGAAGAAGAAGTAGCCCAAGCGTTAATTGATATGGGTGAAGATCTAGGTGAAGATTGGGAACTTATTGATGAAAGAGATGTTGATTATGAATCAGAAGAACAACTTGATAAAGAAATAGAAAAACTAAACAATCCTAGTCTACTTAAAAAGATGTGGAATTTTGTTTCTACGGGAACGGCTAGACCTTTAGCCAAAAGTGAACAAGACAGAGAATTTGAAGGCGACTTGTACAAAGTAAGGTATCGTTATAGCCCAAGAAGTTTTTCATCTAATTCAAGACCTTTTTGTGTTGCAATGGTTACAGCTAATAAATTGTATCGTAAAGAAGATATTATCGCTATGGATGATAAACCTGTAAATCCAGGTTGGGGGCCAAATGGGGCTAATACATATTCAATCTGGTTATATAAAGGTGGAGGTTCTTGTCATCATAGATGGCGTAGAGAAACATATCGCTTTACAGGTGTAGGAAAAGAGCAAGGCGATCCAAGAAGCCCACAGGCTGAAAAAGTCGCAGGGTTTATAAATGATAATGACCCTAAAGTTTCTCAAAAGCCGAAGGATATGGAGAATCAAGGATTTTTAAAACCTAGAAATTAATATGGCTACTGCGTTATTTATAAAAAGAGAAGATTTAGTAAGAAATAGTATTCTTGACGGCAATGTCGATACTGATAAGTTTATTCAGTTTATTAAGATTGCTCAACAGATGCACATTCAAAACTATTTAGGTACTGATCTTTACAATAGAATCAGCGATGATATTATCGCAGGAACTTTGACAGGGGATTATTTAAGCCTGGTAAATGACTATATTCAGCCAATGCTTATACATTTTGCAATGGTCGATTATTTGCCTTTTGCTAGTTACGAATTACGCAACGGTGGTTTGTTTAGACATAGATCAGAAAACGCAGATAATCCTACAAAAGAAGAAGTGGATTTTTTGACGCAGAAGCATAGAAACTTTGCTGATTTCTATACAAGAAGGTTTATTGATTATATGAATTACAATCAATCAACATACCCAGAGTATAACACAAATAGCAATGAAGATATGGATCCTGATAGAGATGCAAATTGGGTAGGATGGGTACTATAAAAAAACGATACAGTATAAAGCTAACAAACCTTAAAAAATTAGCGGAATACCTAAATAAAAAAGAAACAAAAAAGAAAACAAATGTTTGAATATTCTAACGGTACTTTTAGCGAATACAAAGTAACATCAAACAACACTTGGAATGCAAACACTATTGTAACATTTAAAGAAAAAGAGAATGGCTTTTGGAGCGATATATTGTAGCAGTTGGTTTGGCTTACCCGTTGAAGACGGATGGGGCGATATTTATTATAACATTTGTGATTCAAGTGCC